CAAATGTCTGGGCTGGCATTTTAGATGTTCCCCATTCTAAAAAACGAGCATAGAAAAAATCCTTGTGGAAGCCTACTTTAATTTTGCCATTCACAATTTTTGAAATGATAACATGATCAGCTAAATGTTTACCCTTATATGTGGAACGTGGAGCCCTACGCTCGATTTCTGCACGTAAGATTTCAGCTCCAACTCGTAAGGCTTTTTCAGCAATAGCCTCATTCTTTTCAATACTAGCAAGCTTCTTCAACTTAGCTTGAAACTCTGCCAGTCCTGTAGATTTAACTGGCATTATGAAATCAACTCACTTCCATAAGCACGACAGATTAATTCTGTAATCTCATCTTGCTTTCTTTCATAAGTCCTGACTATCCTATAACGTTTTGATTCATATTCGATAATTGTTTCACCTTCATAATCTAAGGTATAAACCTCGAACATCACCTCTAACGTATAACCACTTTGAGAAGCCATATAAAACTCATTGCCTCGTATGCTCTTTTCATTGGCAAATACATCTCTGCTTGTCTCTTGTGCAGGGATAGGAAATCCTTCTTCACTCTGTGCTTCCTCACCTTGCTTGATTAGATAGATAACTTCATCAAACATTTGGAGTGCCTGCTTTCTGAATCGCTCGATTATGAATCCGTATCTGTATATTTCGAGGCAAAGGCTGATACTCTTGTCTGTTTCGGTATAGCCACGCTGCATAGTCTACAACTAACATTTGATCATCAATTTCTGCCATAGAAAGAACTAGCCCTTTCCTAGTCAGCTCTTTTTCTGAACTAGAAATAAGGGCTGTAAGATACACATCTCGTGCTGTATGCTTAAAGCCCAGGTCTAATTTTAATAATTCAAGTAAAGTAACCTTTATTTGCTCATCCATTCTCCTCAACTGCTTCAATTACTTCAGTTGCTTTAATTAAAGGGACTTTGCATTTATTGTCGGGACCTGATAATTCCTCAATACGTTCGCTTTTCACACGGCCTTTTCTAGGATACTTATCACCCACACGATAAATGTGATTATCATCCTGTAAATCTTTAAAATCTTTGATAACTTGATATTTCATAAGTCATTCAACCTCCTTAAGGATTATGCCCCTGCTACTTCTGGTGTATAAGTAATGTAGTAGCCAGCTTCATCATCTACTTTTTCTACATCAAAACGAACAAAGCCAGCCAGTAATTGACCATAAATGTCATTGTCTGTCCACTTTACAGAAGCTTGTTTACGGTTAAATAGGGTACAGAATTCCTTCGCGTCACCTACGAAGCCTACTAAATCACCTTTCGTTTCTCCAATGATATCATCATCCAAAACAATAACCTCACGGCTCTTAATGCGTTTACCAGATGCAACCGTAATATCATCCTGTAACAAGTAGCGACCATTGCCATCTTTTAATAGATCTAACGCATTGAATAGTGATGCCGATACATAGAACTTCACGTTATAAACTTGCTTGAAATCCGTGTTTAATAACGTCACAATCCCATCTAAACCTTGTACAGCTTTAGGAGTAGCTGATTTAAAAATTGCTGCAATCTGAGCATTCTTTGTATTTAAATCTTGATCTCGAATATCTTCGGCAATTAAGCCAGCAACATCGTAATTTGCATCGTCAATCGCTTCTTGAGATACAGGAATGTAACCACGGTACGTTTCAATATCGTAATTAACTTCTACGAATGTTGGTTTAGCTAGTTCTGGATTTTGTTTCAGTTCTTCTACCGATACCATTTTACCGCCTGATTTTTTGATGATTGGGTATTTACCAGAGCCACTATTAACAGGCACCGTGCGAACATATTGTGTAAGGTCAACTGTATCAACTAGTTCTTTCTTTGGAGGCAGTAACTCCTCTGGAATCAATGCTCCGCCTTCCACAGATGTAAAGCCTGCACGAGTTTGATCTTTATCTCGTACATAGGCATTAATAGCTTCTCTTGTTTCAATATTTGTTGGCATAGTACGTTTCACTCCCTTTTTAGGTGACTTACGATTAGATGTCTCAAGCTCTTTTTCAAGCTCCTCAATTTCTTCTTCTAATGTTGTTTTCTCTTCTTCTTTTGTTTCAATGTCTTCATCGTTATCGTTCATACCTTGTTCGATAACAGATAAATCCTCGTCATTTTCAGCTGCTTCAATAGCTGCTTCAAACTCACTGCGCTTGGCTAGTAAGTCAGTTAGTTTCCCTTCCACAGCTGATAAGGCATCACGCTTTAGTTTTAATTTGGCACCAATAAGAATAGGATTAGGCATTCTTCAATCTCTCCTTTAAGTTACGTTTTCTTTGTTCAAGTTTTTCTTTTTTGATGGCTTCAACGTCGCGCTGACGGGCTGCCACTGCTGTTTGTGGGTAGGCAGGAAAAGCTGTGATGGAGACTTCCATTGTATCTGCTTCACGGACAATCCATTTCAATGTCCCATCTTCACGATGCTCAATTTCTTCTTTTAATGGGACAAAACCAAATGAGCAGCCTTTCACTTTACCAGTTTGCACTTTACGATACGCACTTTTAGCAAAAGGGTCTTCTAAATCCACTTTTACTTTGCCCCATAGCCCATGAGAATCAGTTTTCAATTCTAATGTTTGACTGCCAGTGCTACCTAGAACAGCTCTTGTATCATGATTATCAAGGCACATAATATCGTTATCTCGTAAACTACTGTCAAAGGCTTCTGGTGCAATCTCTTCAAAAGCTCCTGGCCACAATTCGGTTTCTTGATTAAAAACAGCAAAGTAACCTTCAATAAAGGCTTCACCGTTTTCTTCATCGTTTCTCGTTTTTAAATCCGAGTTAAACACCATGAGACGCTTTTCCACTTATTCATCACCACCTTTCAATTTATTTTGTTGGCCAATACTAGAAGCCGGAATATAGTTTTCTAACACAATCAATTCATTCATTTCACTGTCTGGATCAAGTCCAATCCAGTTACGCAATTCATTACGTCTCATAGCGTTACGGTCCACAAGTTGAGAGCCTGCTGTCACCATTTCCGTTAAATCATACGAATATAAACTTCGCGGATTTAAACGAAAAAACCAATTAGGCGAATAAATCAAATCCCTTGTTAATGTTTGCGAAATGATTTGGCCAATGGAAAATATTCGAGTATTAATGAAATTGTTGTACTCCTCTTTATTAAAACTTCCTACGCCCAAGAAAAAAGCCGGCACTCCCAAGAGTCCAGCTACCGTTTTCTTATCTATTTCTACACCTTCATTTATGGCTATATCTTTTAAAGATAATGGTTTTACCTGTTCGACTTTAATTAAGTCCGCAGGGATAATCCAAGGCTTACCGCCTTCAGTTTCATCAAAATATTTTTCCATGATACTGTCGCGCCCTTCTTTATTGGAGAGTTCCTCTGTCATTGCATCCACAGAAATGATAAGAGAAGGCATATACTTACCACTCATGAAATTATTTTTTGTCTTAGTGGCTTGGGTCAAGTTTTTTACAATCTCACATAATGCTACCCTGTAACCTCGTCCCTTGTAAGGAAAGTTAGGATTAGGGTTGATAACAAAATGAACGACCTCATCAGGCGTATATGTCAATCCATTGTAGTTAATTAAGTATCCATCCTGTGTATCTTCATAGCCAACTGCTTGCATTTGAAGAGGTGTTAAATCATCAATCAAAGTCGTGATAGGATCTACTCCAATGTGGACGACTGAATTACCATCACCATGCAACAATAGATCGCTAACAATCTTATAAATCCAACCTTTACGCGTCATATTTGCATGAGGCTCAATATCAATTTTACGAGAAAGCTCATTAGTGAGCCGTCTATCACCATCTTTTGTATTTTCCATTAAATGAATAGTCATGTTTGATACCAGATCTGCAATCTTATCTACTGAAATTAATACATCAGGATTATCCGAAAGCCGTGTATAGCCTACAGTTTCCACATCACCCAGTGCTATAGGGATAGAAATAGAACGTGTTTTTTTCTTGCGATTCCAAAATGCCATATGTATACACCTCCTTCCTAGTTATTCAACCAACCTGCAGCATCTGACGCTTTGGTCATGTCCTCTAACATTTGAATAGATCCGAATACAGCAGCGTCAAATACGTCAATACGATGCTCTGGCATAACTTTTTCATATTGAATCATGTCATCTGTTTTCTCAACAGCAGCAACATTCTGGACACAATATTCAAATGCTTGTGAATGGAGATAATAAAAATGGCCATCCTTCGCTTTCTTTTCTATCCTTCTGAATCCTTCAGACTTCTTATAAAAATACTGTGGTTGGTCAACCATTTTAAAGCCTTTCTTTTTCATGGATAAAAAGAACTCTCGGGAAAACTTACGATCAAACCCTACTTTCTTTATCTTAAAGCCCATCTTTTTCATATCGATGAACCAATTCACAATATCTGAATGATTGACTGTAGGTGTGTTGCACATATCTAGCCACCCATCATCTTTCCAACCGAAAAGAGGAATGTTATCCTCTTCAGCTTTAGCTGTTGCTGCTACAATTGGGAACCAAGCGTGAGTAATCGCAATGTCTATACCTTTATAGCAGCCATAAAGAGCAGCTGCGGTTAAATCATGCATCTTAGATAAATCGGCTCCACCATACCAACTGATATTTAACTTGGCTAGATCAGCAAGGGACCAACTATAATTCCGGTCTGAAATCTTAAATTCATCCAAGTTAAAGTAAGCTTTTATAGCAGCTGTGTAGATGTTCATAGACTTTGCTAAAAAATCTTTCCTCTGTTGCGGATCGTTCTGTGCTTGCAGCGCATCGTTCATAATGTCATCTGGACGAATTGAAACACCATAAGCAGGATTGGCTTTTTGATGTTCAAGAGGATTTGTATAATCCACATTGCCTTTTTCATCTTCATCAGCTTTTGCAATAAACACAAAATAAG